AGATTTACAAATTTTACAGATGAATATATTTTAATGGTTTATAAATCAGGATGTAAAACTGATTTATATGATCATTTAGCATGTAAAGATGAAATAGCCCATAAATTTTGGTATATGAAGGCTGATTATGATTTATGCCAAGAAATTATAGCAGATGAAGTTAAACGCTTAACAAAATTAAGAACTCGCGATTATTATTATGAAATTGAAGCTAGAGATGAAGAAGAAGCTAGTAAGTTTGTATTCGATGAAGATGACGATTATGAAGAACCAGTTTATGAAGTTTATTTTGATGTTCCATTTGTACGCAAAGATGAGGCTAAAAAATGTGGAGCTAAATGGGATAAAAACCTTAAAAAATGGTTTACTATGTATTATACCGAAGATTATAATAAAATGATTAAAAAATTTAAAATAATTAAATAATAAATTATTTAATTAAATATATTTTTTTTCTATAATATATAAGCAGTTTATAAATTAATTATAAAAGAATGAATATTCGAGATCGATTATTGAGTTATGAAGCACCAGAAAGACAGGAACGACCACAATTTATTAAACCAATTGAATATGAAGAATCAGAAATTTCAGAATCAGTAACAATGAGTGATTATTCATGCGCGCCGAAAAAAAGATATTCGGTTATAGCCATGATTAAAGCTAAATATCCAGGTGATGAGAAATGGCATTTATACCGCACATCACAAGATTTAGCAAATGAACAAGAGGTATCTTACCAAACATTAATTAATACTTTTAATAATAAAGATAATAAAAATGTTAAAATTTATAATAAAGAAACGGGACATACAGCATATTTTGATGAATTAGTACGATTACCACCAAAAGTTGGTAATTTATCTATGAATGTGTATAAAGATATATATATTGCTTCAATTATGGAATATGATAAAAATTTAACAATGGAAGCCGCACTACAAGTATTTTTGAGTAAACCGGCATACGGGATTTAGTTTGATTTTCAGCGAACGCTTTTTTAAAGGGTTTATAGGTCATCTGTATAATCTACTACTAATTCGTCGGCGTCTATATTATCACCAGTAAACAAATCATAAAATTCGTCGGCGTCTAAATCTTTATTTTTTATTCTGGCAACACACCAACGACCACAGGTATTAATGCCTTCTTGATCATCTTGAAATTGATAAGGGCTATAATCAATTTCATATGGGCTATTTTTCATTAAATATGTTAAATATTTAAAATCTTGACCACTTTTCATTCTAAATTTTGGGTCAATTTCTTTTAATTGTTCATCTGGAATAATGCCGTATGAATCAAAGAAATAAAATACTCCATCATTTAAAAATCCACAGCACCAATGCCCAAAATTACGCTCTTGTTCATATAATATGACGAATGCGCCATGATTGCCTAATGCTTCATCTAATGTTTTATAGTTTAATAATTCTTTATATGTTATCACTTTAACATTGCCGCCTAATTTTTGGTCGATATCTCTATTTGAATAACAAACATTCATTTTAGAATTTATTTTTTATATTATTATAATATAAAGATTATAAAAAATAATTCAAAATGAGTTTTACAGAAGTGAAAACGGTAAATTTAGATGTCAATACTATAAATGGTGCGACATATCCGCCAACTACAACACCAACACTACCCACATATTTCCATTCAACAATTAGTACGTTGAATTTTGGGTTTTCATCAGATGCCAATAAATGTTTTACTCAAGGAACAGCAGCTGCGCCTTATTATTGGGCTCCTGCATCATTACCCGCTCCATCTACAACTCAAGCATCTTGTGATGGTAGCGAAAATTACGGAACTATAGCTGTATCATTACCAGCTGGTAATTATGGTTTGTCTGGAACATTTTTAGCATCACCAGGAACAGGAATTGCACATTTTAATATAAACGGAACTATACAAACAATAGATACTTATACATCTGATACATCAAATGAAAATAGACAATTCTTTTATGCATTTACTGTTACTGGTACTGGATGGCAAACAACATTAATTAATTTATCATGTGGAGGTAAAAATCCATCTTCAACTGATTATGATTTATTACCTACTGAATCATGGTTTATCGATGTTATATATACAGGTGGGCCTCCTTCTATTTTTAGTGAAGCAGATATGGAAATTTTAAATATAATTACTGAAGTTGAACAGCCCATTATTAAACATATAAGCTATGAATCTAAACCAATTATGAAGCCTAAATTTAAATTGATTGAAGAAATAAAAAATAAACCACATGTTACTTATCAAGAAAAAGTAACAAATAGAAAAAATAAAAATAAAAAAAATAATTAATATTAAATATTTAATATTAATAAACGCTTTTTTTTATTTTTATTTTCCGTGAACGCTTTTCTAAAGGGTTATTTAATATCTCATTTGTGATTTAGACATACGACGGCCACCTGATGCATGGTGAGATCGGCCATAACCAGCGAGATTTGCGGCAACTGCAGCGCCAGGGCTAAATGGAATAAGAGCTGTACTTAACAAATGTGAATTTTCTAATCCGCGATGTATATTATTTCCTACGTGTTTAATAGCATTTTTTATACCTTTAAAGAAACCTGATCCATAAAAGTTATTTGATCGTTCCCATTGTTCAACATGGCCTGATTCTTTAGCTCTAATAATATCTGCTGGAGATAACACCGAGTCTTGTAAAAATGTAGAACCGTTATTAATTGTCATTAAACCATCAGAAATAACTAATACAAACATATCATATGTTACAGCATCAACTGTATTTAAATTTTTATATGTAACTTGAACTTGTAATTGTTTAGAAGTTGTTAATGATGGCGCGTCTGCTTCATTAGACAACATAAGAGATCGGCCAACATCAATAACCATAACAGATCCAGTATATTTATGCCATTGTTGCCAACTCATATTTAATCCACTATTTTTTGACATTTGGTATAATTGCATTTCTGAAGCACCAGCAAAAATACCTGTTTGATTATCAAAAGTAACATTTAATGATTGAATATTAGCAAATGTATCTGTTGTGGCGAATGTTTGCTGAATATCAGTTCTGCGTAAAAATACGTAAATTCTACGCGGGATTGTGTTTAATTGAATATTTTGACAAGTCATAGTGTTAACTGCACCAGCCGCGACACTTCCACCATTTGTAATATATGGAGTCAAACTATTATATGAATAATTTATAACTGCTGGTAATTCTTCAATTCTAGATGGAGTTATAAAATTTAAATGTAAAGCAGGGGGAACTGTTAAATTACAAACGAGAGAAGTAATAGTTCCTGCGTTTCCATCTCCGTTAGAATGAGACCAAACGCGGGACAAATTAATTAAATTAATTTGAATTTGAAGAGTTTGAACACCGATGAATGCTTTATGGTCATCATTTGAGTTTAAAAATGGGGATAAAATTAAAGGTTCGTAAGTTGTAAATCTAACAGTTGCAGTTGTGGCAGTATTAGTAAGAACTGTATAATCCCAACCACCGCGAGTTTGCCATCCTTGAGATGTTTGGCCTATTGCTTGTAAAGGATCATTAGCAACACCCCATCCATTAACGTAGTTATCATCGTAATTTTGGTAAAAATCGGGCATTGATGGAAAAACGGATAAATCAGTTTTATAATCTTGATCCCAAATATTAGTTCTAAATAATGCATTAACAACTTGATAGTTATTTTGACTTACTGAAGCATTATTAATTGTTGCATTAATTGTATTTGTACATTGGGCTAATGGCATGAAACGTGGAGCATCATAAAGGCCTGGTGATAATAATAAATCATTAGCACCTGCTGTACCAGTAAATGCCAAATCAAATGTAGTCTCTACCCAAATCTCGCGTGAAACAGCGGTCTTTTGGTTTGGTGGTTGGGCATTAAACACGATATTTGCGTTTGAGAAATTATTAGTTGTTAATCTAACAAATGTATTTTGTGTTCCTGATTTAATAACGCCGAATTTAGATTCGCCATTCCAACCAAGGCGGCGATCTTCAACAAGTACTGGATCAATTTTTGATATGGCCTCTGACATTTTATTTTTTTGAAAATTCTTATATTAATTAAATAAAAAAATTATTTAATTAATCAATAATCGATAATTATAATAATGTAAAATGAGATTCTTTAAAATTTTTGTATAAACTTTTTTTTACAAATAATAATTTTAAAGATGTTTGAGAACCAGCAGCAGTTAAAAATTGATGGGCGTTATTATAAATATCTCGCCAGACTATATTTATATCAATTGTATTTTGTTTATTGCCTAATAAATCAATAAGCCTATATTGTGATGTTGGCGTATATAACAGATTTCCACGCCAACCTGCCGCATCATTGGATGCAATATATGGTATAAAATCTGTTATATTACTTTCTATAGGTATACCTGTACCGGCCGTTTGAACTGAATTTTGATCTCCAATATTATTTGTTCCAGATGTATAATCAGTTCTAATATTCATTGTGTATGATTGAAACGCAATACTAGACGGGCCCTTCCATCTGTTAAGAGCTACGTATTCTTGCGACATTTTATAATATCCAGCTGGGATGGATATATCATAAGTTGATGTATTTTGTCCATTGCCTAAACTTTGAACTCTAAGCATATAATCTTTATGAGTTGTTAATCCTTCGCCATAAAAATAATATAAAAAGTTGTCAAAGAAATAATATAATATTGAATTCATATATAATTGAGGCACTGTTGGATCTGTTATATCTGTTTCCCATGATGTAGGAAAGAATATAGAAATTAAACCATTAGCTTTTGGATCATAATATAAATATGGAGGATCGCCAGGTACACTAGCTGCTGCACATGCAGTAACAATTGCTGTATTTATCATATTTATAAAATCTTGATATGAATAAATAGGATTTTTATATAATTCTGAATTTTCAAAAAACGAAGGAGTAAAAATTACTGGAACTGGATAGTCTACCCCATCATAACTAACTGTTATCCAATATGTAGTGTTGCTTTCAAATAAAAATATAGGTAAACTAGAAGTGTCTAAGAAAAATCTAACACAAGATAAATAATAATCTTCTGGTTTATCAATAATATAATTTGTTAACGTTTGATTAAAATTAGCTGGTATCGCGCCTTGAGTATTATTAACAATACTCAAATTATAATATATATTATCATCTTTTGTTTCAATTTTTATAGTAGTTGTTGGCTTCGACATTTTATTAATTGCTTATTTTTATTTTATTTATATATATATTTAGAAATTATATTTTTAATAATATAATTATACAATAAAAAATGAGTTCAGCAGTACGTGACCGTTTACGCATGATTCAATTAAGACAAGCAGAACAAGCCCGGGGAGGTGCCGCTTGTGGGGGAGCCCTTGTTGGCGGTGCTTTTCGCCTTCCAGCATCACTTAAAAAATTAGGCCGAGATGTGGCCCATCAAACATTACGTAATGTTGCACCTGGCCATGCATCATATATCGAAGAACAGGCCAATATTCGTAAGCGTTTAAATAAACAAAATAAAGCAATCCCAACAAGAAATGCCGCTTTATATGCCGAACAAGCAATGCATGAAGCGGCTACAAATCAAGCAATCGCCGATGAACAATTACAAAATGCTATGATGCAAGCTGAATTATACACTGCTCAAAATACATATCCAGACACATATTATACCGAAACTGACCCAAACAGCGATTTAATAGATTTAACTGGGTTTGGTCGCCGTAGACATCGCCGAGGTGGCGCCCTTGTTGGCGGTGCTTTAGTTGGTGGTGTTCGTAATAATTGGACTAAATTTTTAAAAGAACATTTATCAGCCGAGATTACATTTGTTAAACAAGATTTACCACCTGGTACTTCTGGAATTGCAATTAGAAATGCAGCAATTAGAATTTTATCTGATAGATACCATAGCAGACCCGAAAGGTTACCATCTGAAGTAGCAGGTACAAATCCTAATTCTAAATATAAACAACGTAAGGCTAAACATTTAGCTAGGCAATATGCCAATTACAACGAATATTATGAGAATCCTATTGAATTAGAATATAGGCCACCAGCTCGCAAATTAACTGTGCCAGACTATACATTAGAACTTTTAAAAGCAGTTGATAAAATACCAGTAGAAGATAGGTCATATGCAATTAATGATGCAGTTTTAACAATACACAGAGAAGCAGAAATACAGGCATCATTAGGTGCTGGTCGCCGTCGCCGACACAACAGATTTTAATGTGAGTAAAAAAGGTATAAACGCATAAAAAACAGGGCTAAAATACTTGGCCAATTTTTTTGTAGCTATGGCCAAGTATTTTGTAGTAATTATATCAATAATGGGGCAATAATTATGTAATATAGCTATCATTACGTATTCAAAATTATTTTTTGTATAATATATAAAAATTATTCTAAAAAATGTTGTCATTTTCCGAATCTCCACGTGCCTTGGCGCTCATAAAACAAGATAATAATAATAAAAATAATAGAAATTTAGATATTGTTTATTACCATGATCAAAAATCACAAGATTTAAAACCAAGGGTGAATCGTACTGATTATTTAAATTATGAAGATTTTAAGAATCCAAACAATAGATATGATTTATCAAAATATGCAATGTCAAGATTGCCCCGGGATATTGAACGCGGCCGTGTAAACCCAAATAATTATTATGATGATGAAGAAGACGTATACGAATATAAAAATACATTTGACAGAATAAATAATAATATTGAAGATAGAATTAACAAAAGTATTAAAATAAATAGTGGCACTTTTCAAATGTTGCCTAGATGTGAAAAAAACCAGCGTGAATGTGTATTAGTTAGCGGGCCGTCTGGTAGTGGAAAATCAACATGGGCGAGTTGTTATATTGAAATGTACCATCAAATATTTCCAAAAAATAGAATTATTATAATTAGTAAAAAAACAGATGAGCCTGAATTCGACAAATTAAAATATGTTAAATTTATAAATATTGATGAAGAATGGTTAGAAGGAGAAGCATTAGACACTGATGATTTTGAAGATTCATTAGTGCTTTTTGATGATATTGAAAATGTACATCCTAAACCACTTCGAGATGAAGTATACAGATTAAAAGATTTGTTAATCGAAACTGGCCGTAGTAAAAATATATATATTATTCTTTGTAATCATTTATCAATGAATGGACATGAAACAAAAAAAGATTTAAACGAATCTGACACTGTAGTAATTTTTCCGTCGAATTCAAGCCATTATCATTTAGACCGTTTATTGCGCGTTTATTGTGGTATTGATAAAAAACAAGTAGAATATATATTAAAAGCGCCTAGTCGTTGGTGTGTAATAAAAAAACATGTCCCCCGATATTGTATTACGGAGAACGAAATATTTTTATTACAATAGGCCGATAAATCAATGCCTTAATCCCCACAACTTATTAACATCCATTATGGCATTACTTAGTTTATCTTTTTATTGTCATCTTCATCAGAATCAATTTCTTTTTTAAATTCATCAATAAGTTTTGATCTATCATTCATTGATTTTAATAATATATTATCAATTTCTTTTTTTTTCATTTATATAT